AAGATACAAAAGAAGATGATTACTCTGATCCTATTGCAGGAAGTGTTGTTGGATTTGTAAAAGAACATTATTCTAAAGCTTCTACTGCACGTGAAACAGAAGAAAGACGTTGGATACAATCGTACCGTAATTATCGGGGTTTGTATGGACCAGACGTACAGTTTACTTCTACAGAAAAATCTCGTATCTTTGTTAAAGTTACCAAAACAAAAGTTCTTGCTGCTTATGGGCAAATTGTAGATGTACTTTTTGGAAATAATAAATTTCCAATTACAGTTGACCCTACTACTTTGCCTGAGGGAGTTGCAGAATCTGTACATTTTGAAACTAATCCTGATATGCAAAAGGCTAAAGAAGAATTTAGTTTAGAAGAAACTAAACTTTTACCAGGAGAAACAGTAGTAGATTTACGTGAACGTTTAGCTGGACTTAAAAGTAAACTTGGACCAGTTGAAAGTATTCTTGAAGAAGGTCCAGGTACAACAGCTACAGAGATGACTTTACATCCAGCTATGATTTCAGCAAAGAAGATGGAAAAGAAAATCCACGATCAACTAGAAGAATCAAATGCAAATAAACAACTACGGGTTGCTGCTTTTGAATGTGCATTGTTTGGTACAGGAGTAATGAAAGGTCCATTTGCTGTAGATAAAGAATATCCTAAATACATTGAAGGTGAATATACACCTACAGTTAAAACAATACCTCAAACTTCTTCTGTATCTATATGGAACTTTTATCCTGATCCTGATGCTTCTAATATGGATGAAGCTGAGTATGTAATTGAACGACACAAAATGTCACGTACTCAGTTACGTGCTCTTAAACGTAGGCCTTTTTTCCGTAAGAATGCCATTGACTCTGCAGTTAGTATGGGTGAATCCTACTCTAAAGAGTGGTGGGAACAGGCTATGGAAGATGATGCCCAAGACTCTAAAGCAGAACGTTATGAAGTATTAGAGTTCTGGGGTAATGTAGATATAGAAGTTCTTGAAGGTCATGATGTAGATATACCAGATAACCTAAAAGATTTAGATCAAGTATCCGTTAATATATGGATATGTAATGGTCAAGTTCTTAGATTAGTTATGAATCCATTTACTCCTACAAATATTCCTTACTATGCTGTACCATATGAAGTAAGTCCCTACAGTTTATTTGGTGTAGGTATTGCTGAAAATATGGATGATACTCAAACATTAATGAATGGCTTTATGCGTATGGCTGTTGACAATGCTGCACTATCTGGTAATATGTTGATCGAGGTTGATGAAACTAACTTAGTTCCAGGCCAAGACTTATCAGTGTATCCTGGAAAAGTCTTTAGAAGACAAGGGGGCGCACCTGGGCAAGCTCTCTTTGGAACTAAGTTTCCTAACGTGTCTAATGAAAACATGCAAATGTTTGATAAGGCTCGTGTACTATCAGATGAATCTACAGGGTTTCCTTCCTTTGCTCATGGTCAGACAGGTGTATCTGGTGTAGGACGTACTGCTTCTGGTATCTCCATGCTTATGTCTGCGGCTAATGGTAGTATTCGTAACGTAGTAAAGAACGTCGATGATTATCTTCTTGGTCCACTATCTAAAGCTTTCTTTAACTTTAATATGCAGTTTGATTATGACGAAGAGATCAAAGGTGATCTTGATGTTAAGGCTCGTGGCACAGAAAGTTTAATGGCTAACGAGGTACGTAGCCAACGTTTAATGTCATTCTTACAAGTTGTACAAAATCCTGTACTAGCACCATTTGCTAAGATGGATTATATTATTCGTGAGATTGCTAAGTCTATGGAACTTGATCCAGATAAAATTGTAAACTCTATGTCTGATGCATCAGTGCAAGCAGAGATACTTAAGAAATGGAAAGAGTCTAATCCAACACCACCAGCACCTCAAGCAGGTCCAGAAGGTCAACCCCCAGCTGGCCCAGCAGGAGCACAAGCAGGTGACACTCAAGGTAGTGGCGGTGGAAATATAGGCACTGGTTCAGTACCTACACCAGGAGAACCTGGATTTACAGCTAACACTGGACAAGGTGCTGCATGAAAAACTTAAAGTCTTTAGTAAATGATAAATTACTTTGGGATTCTTTTTTAGAAGAAATGAATACTAGATTATCTGCTGTACATACTCAGATGGAACAAGCACGAGATGTAGAAAGTTTATACAGATTACAAGGACAAGCATCTGCTTTACGTAGATTAAAACAGCTTAGGGAATATGTTAATGGCTGACCCTATAGATACAGGTGAAAAAACTATTTCTGGAAGAACTATCTGGAAAGATCCAGAGACAGGAAAAGATTATTCTGAACGTTCTACAACGTTTGAGATTGATGGTAAATTTTATACTATGCCAACTGTATCAAAAGATGGTAAACAACTTAGTGAAGATTTAGTAAGAGAGTATGTTAAAGAATATGGTCCTATAGATTATATTACAGGTGAAAAACTTCCAGTATTTAGATACATGGAAGATGCCATAGAATATGCTATAAGTAGATCAAATACTAGAAAACAAATAGATATGGCAAAGGGTGGAGTACTTATGAAAGACCAAATGGAAATGTCTAAAGAAGGTGGCATAGCTGATGATGGTATGGATCGTGATCCAGTATCAGGCAACGAAGTACCTTCAGGTTCTCTTGCTAGCGAAGTACGTGATGATATCCCAGCACAATTATCTGAAGGTGAGTATGTAGTACCTGCTGATGTTGTACGTTACTTTGGTGTACGTGTATTTGAAGATATGCGTAGAGAAGCCAAGATGGGCCTACAACAGATGGAACAAGATGGTAGAATTGGTGGAGAACCTATTGCACCTGAAGGACAATCTAAAGGTTTAACTAGTGAAGATCTTGCAGGTCTTGAAAAAATGCTAAGTGAATCTAGTATGGCTTATGGTGGCCTTATGGATAAATTAGAGTACACAGTTAAGAATGATCCGTTAGTTAATAAAATAATGAAAGAGCAAGGATCTCCTGTAGCTTTTGCTGAAGGTGGAGTAACTCAAGCCCTTTCTGATAACCCTAAAGAAATAGATGAAACTATTAGTAAATTTATAGAATTAGCTAGAAAAAATCCAACTATGATGGAAGAACTAGCTGGAAGAGGCATACAGGTTAATCGCACAGAAGCTACTGCACCACCTAAACAAATGCAAGAACGCAATTCTCCTCCAGAAACAACTAACCCAATAACTAAAAAACCTGTTGAAGCAGCTACTGGTTTATATGCTACACCAGGAGCTTCATATGCTACAAGTCCAACTTTTGTTTCTCCTGCATTTGGTACACTAGGTGGATCTCAAATATACCAAGGGTCTACTGCAACTCCTTTTGGAGGACAACAACCTGCTAAACCTGTAGATAAAGTATGTCCTCCTGGTCAAATCTTTGACGAAAAAACTCAGATGTGTGTGGTAGCACCAGTTCAAAAACAAGATGACGATGACTTCGGCCCTCCACCAGAAAGAGATTACACTGATTATCTTGATTCTTATGGATCAATAGATTGGGCTAATCCAGAAGCTTTTAATAAATATTTAACTGATGTTGGAACTCCTTTAAGTGATAAAGAAAAAGAAACTAATAAGTCATCTATGCCTGGTATTCTTGGGGCTTTAGTTGGTACAGTTTCACCAGCTATAAAAGAAGTAGATACTCTAGCTAAACTTAAAGCAGCAGAACTAATAGCACAAGCATCAAGAAATGAATCAGCTGTAGCTGCAGCGCAAAATCAAATAAAAACATTTTTAAGTAAATCAGGAAAATTTGTAAACAGTAAAATAGGTCAGGGCATGGCTGGTAATGGCTATGGCTTTGCTAATGCTATTTTTGGTGACAGATTAAAATTAAAAGGTCTTAATATAAATGATCAAAAAAATTGGACTGACGCAGAAGTTCAAACCTTTAAAGATATTATGGGTGTAGGTAAACCTAAACCTGTAGTTAAACCTAAACGTAAAACTCCATCTAAAACTCAAAGTAAAATTGATGCATCTTCAAGATTAAGTGCTCAACAATCTAAACAAAGAGAAGATAGATTATCTGAAAAAGAAGCAGCTAGAGATAGAGCAAAAACAATTAGTGATAAAGCCTCTAACTTAAGACAAGGTAAAGGTAATATGACACGAGTTCAAACAGCTGCAAAACAAGTAGAAAAAGAAAGAGCATCAAGTGTTAAAGGTAAAGCAGCAGATGCTAAAAAGAAAAAAGAAGATGATGCTGCTAAAGCAAGGGGTGCAACTAGGTCTGGCGGCAGTAGAGAATTTGGTATGAACACAGGAGGATTAATGAAACGTAACTTAATAAAGTAATAATATAACGATAAGGCTACCCAGCTATACTGCTGGCCCCAACATAAGGAATATAATATGCCTGAATTAACTACAGTAGAAAAACCAAAAACTGCAGGTTTTGTAGATCGTGGATACAATCAAACTAAAAAACGTGCAGCTATGGAAGCAGAAGAAAAAGAAATTGCAAGACTAGAGGCTGAGGCTCGTGGAGAAGAGTACAAAGAAGAATCCAATGGCGAAGGATCTGAGACAACCGAAATATCGGATGCAGGTGATACCAAACAAAAAGAAGCCACAACGGAAGGTGAAACATCGGAAGATGATTCAGACCTAAGCCGTGAGGAAAAGTCTTTTAAAAAACGTTATGGTGATCTTCGTCGCCATATGGCAGAAAAAGAAAAGAATTGGCAAGAACGTTTTGATGCAGTAGAAGCATATAAAAATGGAGATACTCTTGTAGCTCCTAAGTCAGACGAAGATATTGAAGAATGGGCAGCACAAAATCCTGATGTTGCTGGTATAGTAGAAACTATAGCATCTAAAAAAGCTAAAGAAATGTTTAGTAAAGCTGAGACACGCTTACAACATTTAGATGAAATGCAAAGTGAGACCGTACGTAAATCAGCAGAAGCTGTTATTATGGAGTCACATTCAGACTTTGCAAAAATACGTGAGTCAGATGACTTTCACGATTGGGCAGAAGAACAACCTAAATGGGTTCAAGATGCTGTGTATGAAAATGCAGATGATGCCCGTTCAGTAGTAAGAGTTCTTGATCTTTATAAGATCGACAAGGGGATGACAAAAGAAGCTAAAAAAGCTAGCACTAAAGCTGCAGCTTCTATGGTCAGTAAAACTTCAAAGGCTAAAGTAGATGCTAATAATGCTGACGGACAAATCCGTGAGTCTGAAGTAGCTAAGATGTCTTCTAAAGACTTTGAAAGTAACATGGATGAAATTAATAAAGCTATGCGTAGCGGTAAATTTATCTATGATATTTCTGGAAGTGCACGTTAAGACTTGACAAATGCAAAGACAGAAGTATAACTAAGAGCAGATTACAATGAGCCTCCACTAGGACTACCTCGTACTCTGTTTTCTAAAACTCAAACACACTATTAAGAACTACCTGATTAAGTACAGGCCCAAGTTTATATCGGTTGGCCGACGGATTTAACTTGCACCCTAGAAAACTTTCAGCCTCTTTAAAATGTTGTTTAGTTTATTGAGTCGAGATGCACAGCAATTGACTCTTAATGAGATGTGTATCTCAATTTCAAAAAGCCTAACATTTAACAGGAGGATTTATCCAATGGCTTTTACAACCGCAACAGGTTACGGCAATTTACCAAATGGTAATTTTAGCCCCGTAATCTATTCTAAAAAAGTACAACTTGCATTCCGCAAGAGCACTGTATGTGGCGACATTACGAACTCTGATTATTTTGGCGAGATTGCCTCACAAGGCGATACCGTAAAAATTATTAAGGAACCAGAAATTTCTGTCTCGCAGTATGCCAGGGGTACGAACGTGACCGCACAGGATTTACAGGACGAAGACTTCTCATTAGTCATCGACAAAGCTAACTACTTTGCTTTTAAGATGGACGATATTGAAGAAGCTCATAGTCATGTAAACTTCATGGATCTTGCTACCAATCGTGCAGCTTATCGTTTAGCTGATCAGCACGATCAGGAAGTATTAGGTTACATGGCTGGTTATGCACAGTCTTCATTGCACTCGCAAGCTGACGGTCTAAATACAACTGTAAACGGTACTAAGGCAGTATCAACTGCAGGTTCAAATGAGTTGCTATCTTCTATGCAGCTTCATAAGGGCGACTTTGGCAGCATTACTACAAGTTCAGCAGGAACACACTCTATTCCTCTAGCTGCACGTTTGCCAGGTGCAACTTCACTTCCAACAGCAACGGCTTCACCAGCAATGGTTGTAGCACGTATGGCTCGTTTGCTTGATCAACAGCAAGTTGACAAACAAGGACGTTGGATTGTAGTTGATCCAGTATTCATGGAAATCTTAGCTGATGAAGATTCACGCTTCATGAACGCAGACTTCGGTGAATCAGGTGGATTGCGTAATGGTCTTGCCATTAACAACTTCCACGGCTTCCGTGTGTATTCTTCGTCTAATCTACCAGCGGTAGGAACTGGACCAGGAACTACAGGTTCTGCAAACCAATTGACTAACTTCGGTGTTATCGTAGCTGGTCATGATTCTGCTGTAGCAACTGCGGAGCAGATCAACAAAACAGAAACATATCGTGACCCTGACAGCTTTGCTGACATTGTTCGTGGTATGCACCTATACGGTAGGAAGATTCTTCGTCCTGAAGCAATCGTAACTGCTCGTTATAACGCAGCTTAAGGGAGATATAAACTATGGCTACTTATGACATGACTTC